TGACCTCAGCAACCCACGTCACTGGGTCCAGGGGAAACGGGACGTTGTCAAACGCGCCCGCAGGCTCGGTGTCGGTGGTGAGTTCGATCACCCCAACCGTGATGCCGGCAGCCTCGCCAGAGGCCGTCACCGTCACGACGTTGGCGTTTTCACCCACGCCGCGCGTGGCCGTCAGTCCGGTGGAGAAGTTGAGGGTGTCGGCATCAGGCAGCCCGAGGGCCTCGCCCTGGTTCTCGAAGCTGATGAAGTTCGGGAACTCCTGGGCTGCCGGCGGCGGGATGTCGGTGAGCGGCGTAATTGAGAAAGCTGGCATGTGGTGGTCCCTCAGAAGATGGCGCGCGACACGGCCCGCTGCGAGCCCTGCTGGAACCGGCGTTGCTCGTCGGCCTTGGCGTTGCTGATGCCGGCCTGGTAGCGCCGCAGCTGCGCATTGGCCTCGTTGATGTCCTGCCATGGCTCTTTGAGCCGCAGCAGGTAGTCGAGCGCGCCGGCCTGGATGGTCTGGTCCCACTTGGACAGCACGCGCTCCTCGATCTGCACCTGGCCAGCCTTCGGGATGAGCGCAACCGTCACCAGCAGCGAGTAGGTGGCGTCCGGCACGTTGTCGAGCGCGAACTGCCCCTCGGGCAGGTAGGCGTAACGCCGCGGCAGGCCTTCGGACCCGTTCGGATTCCACCCGCTGGGGTCGCTATCGACCACAGGCAACACGGTCCCATTCGTCTGCGTGATGCTCATCGCGCGGATGGCGATGATTTCCTCGTAGGGGTCGCTCCCCAGGCTGTAGGCGCGCGTGCCGGCCGCTGTAGCGCCAGGAATGGCCGTCTGGTACCAGCGGGACTCGCGGAGGAACTTGCGGGCGCTGCGGATGATGGCGCGCTGCAGGGTGCCGTTCGGGCACTTCTTGCAGATCTGGCCCACGTCCTGGGCGATGTCGAGCACGTGAACGAGCGCCATCAGACCACCCCCGTCATCTTGGCCACCTTCGGCGCCGTGGCGGCCTGCGCCTGCGTCTTGGCGCCGACCATCATCCCCCACTCGCTGAGCGCCGCCGCGGCACGCGCTGGGTCTTGCCTGGTGCTGGGCTTGAGCTTGGCCCTGGATTCGGCGTAGCACAGCAGCGCCGGCTGGTAGATGTCCTGCAGCGGCACGGTATCGCCCAAGGCCGTGACGGCTGTCGGCTGGGCACCGTAAAGCGCCTTTACCGACCCCGTGCCGGTGTTCGGCGGCGTCACGTAGAACCGCCGCGGCGCAAGCTCGTCGGCGGTGAAGTGCTGCACGTCCACCTCTTGCGTGGCGGCAGGCCAGAAGCGGTTTTCCTCGTCCAACAGTGCGCGGTCGACCTGTGTGACGCGGCGCTTGCTCGCCTCGTTCTCGCTGATGTCGAACAGCGCAATGCCGGCAGCCGGCAGCTCCTGGGTGACGCCGGCCACGATGGGGATGTATCCCTGCAGCGTGTAGGCGTCAGGCTTGATCAGGCACGTCGCATTGATGGCCTCAACCAGGTAGCCGATCAGCTCAGCATTGCTCCAGCCTGAGCCTGGCGCCGGGTCGAACAGCCGCAGCCGCAGCGCGGTGATGTAGTCGGAAACGAGCATCAGTGGACCCCTCGCACGTCAGGCGGGCTGACGGTTGATTCCTTGGCTGCCTTCCACGCGGCAATGTCCTTGTCGAACATCGCCATGAACAGCGCGCTCTTTGTCAGATCCTGGCGCTGCGTGTTCTTGGCCAGCGCCATGCCGACGATGAACGCCCACAGCGCGCGGTCGAACCAGGCGCTGATGGGTAGCTCATCGCTGCTGCTGAACTCCGGCGGCATGGCGCCGATCACCAGCTCCAGACTGGCCCCGCTGCCGGCCGGCGGCCAGACCATGAACGTCTGGGGCGAGCGCTTGTCGTAGATGAAGAAGCTGGGTTGACCAGGCGTCGCGGTGCGCCACTCGGGCTGCGTGCGGGCCAGCTCGGCCAGAGCCTGTTGCGTGACCGGGCCGCCGTCGCCGTTCGTCGTGGCGTCTACCAGCACGAGCCCACCCTCAGGCAGGTACTGGCGCATGCCGGCGTCAAGCGCGTGGTCGACGACCGTCACGTACAGGTCCAGCAGCGCCGCACAGGCCTGGTTCACCCCCATGCGCAGGTAGCCGAACAACTCGTCTTCCGCCCACGTCCGCGCCGACGTGTCGATCAGCGTTGTGCGCGCCTGGTCAATGAGGGTCGACGCGGCGGTCACGGCTTAGGCCTCGGGGTTGTTGCGCGGACGACCGCGGGGGCGCGGCGCAGCGCCCATGCCGGTGGCGCTGTCGCCAGTGGGCGGCGGTGCGGCCGGGACTTCCATCTCGGGCAGCTGCGACAGCTTGAAGCACTCGGCCCGCAGGTCGTTGATGTCTTGATCGGCATCCAGTGCAGCGCCGTATTCCTCCATGGCGAAGGACACGATCTCGTCAGCGGTCGCCCGGCTCAGGTTGAACGGCTCTGGGTCCAGGACCACCTTGCGCCTGGTGCTGGTCTCGCGCCCGGCAAGGTAGGCCATGCGCTCGGCCTCGCTGGCCCGCACGTCTCCGTGGTAGGGGCGGTACTTGGGGTTCTTCGCCACCAGCGCAGTGTTCGGGTAGAGCCGACCGTCGTCCTGGTTGATCAGAAACGGCGTCCGCTTGTCCTGACGGGTGCGTGACCGCGCTTCGGTGATCTGCTCTTCGTTGATGCGGGGCTTTGCCATGTGGGGTAGTCCTTCAATCGAAAAACCGGCCCCACTACGGAGCCGGTCTGGGGCTTCTCAGTTGCTGAGAATCAGGAGCCCGCGGGGCTGGTGCCCGGGGTCATCGCGCGGCGCTTCATCTTGCCAGACTGCCCGTTGGACTGGTCGGCTTCGGGCGCCACGAGGGGCCGTGCCTTGAACTTCTTGCCGGACAGCGAGAGTTCGTGGTCGACGACCTCCTGCGGGCCGCGGTACGTGTCGGTGCTCGGGAACGGCCCCGAGACAGCCGCCGGGACTTTCACAGTGAAACTCATGATCAATTCCTTTCGAGGGGAAGAGAGGGCCGGCGAACCGGCACCCCTCAAGTGTGCGCCAAGCCGGCGTTTACGGCGAGGCCGGCGCTTCGGCGATGATCGCCAGGCCGACGTAGTCCGGTTCGATGACCGAGTACCCGTAGACCATCAGACCCCGGATGAGGTAGCCGAAGTCGTTCGGGTTGTTGATCATCTGGCACTCGACGATCTGCGCAGCGAACGCCAGGCCGGCCGAGTGGCCGAACAGGCAGTAGCTGCCCGGACCCGGGCTGGTGGAACGCAGGATCGACCGCGACTGATAGACCGTGAACCGGTCGATCTCGCCGACCTTGCCGTTGCGCAGGATCGAAACCCCGTCACCGGCCAGGCTGGCGATCTTCAGCTCGCTGTTCTTCACCACGTTCATCAGCCACGGCGGGCCAACGAACCAGCGGCCTTCGTCGCTGACGTTCTGCTCGTCCAGCACCTGGCCGCAGTCGGTGAACAGCCGCACAACGTCGCTCGCGCTGACCAGGCGTGGATCCGCCGGCGAGCCCAAGTCGATGTTGGCCGAGTCCGCGCCTGCGGTCGTGCCCTGGTTGTCGGCGCTGACGTCGGCCGGGATCGTCTCCAGCATGTCCGCGTCGGCGGCGATGCGCAGTTGCATCGAACCGTCGTTCGCGAAAATGTCGGACAGGTCCAGGTCGGACTGGCGCTGATCCACGGTGCTCAGCGCGACGTTGAAGGCCTTCGCCTTGTCGATCGCCAGTTGCACCGAGTTGCGGGCCGGGTACTGGATCGGCAAACCCTCGCCGATCACGTAGTCGAAGACCGTGACGTCGGGGACCGTGCGGATGATGACGTTCGACCCGAAGCCGGCGATGTCGCCTTCGTAGTCGGTGGTGGCGATCTCGCCGAACACGGTCGACTTGTAGAACTTCTCGACCAACTTGCCCGAGTAGATCTCGGGGGTGAAGTTGATCGTGCCGCCAGGACCGTACTCGGGGATGCCTGATGCGCGAGGGACGCCCATGATGGGACTCCTTGAAGGTGAGGAACCCTCTTACGAGGGTTGCAACAGCTTCAGCCTCTTCTCGAATGCCACCCGCTCGGTTTCCGGATACCCCTTGCCACCGTTCACGCTGCAGCGCTTGTAGTGCTCCCGAATTTCGTCGGGGCTCGGCGGCAGCATGGACAGATCCGCGTTGGCGGCTGGTGCCGCTGCTGTGGCGCCTGCAGCGCGCGGCGCGGCCACTGGCGGCGTCGGCCTGGGGGCCTGGGCTGCCTTGAACGCGTCAAACACTGCGGCCACGCCTTGAGCGTCGAAAGCCTGCTCACTTGCGGTGAGGGCGGCTTGGCGCTGGCGGCCGGTGCGCGGGTCTGTCTCGCGAAGCCACTCCAGCCAGTCCTGTCGCGCGTTGACGGCGACCCAGTCCGGCACCCGCTCCTCGAGGTCATCGAAGAACTGGCGCTTCTGCCGCTCCATCGCCCGTTCGTTCGACTGCGCGCGCTGCGTTTCCGCTGCGGTGCGCTGCTCGGTGAGGGCCGCATCCACCTGCTGCTGGGCCGCCTTGAAGGTGGCCGACGCGATGGCTTGGGCTTGATCCTCGCCGAGCGCGTCGAGCTGCTCGGGGGTGAAGAGGGTGGAGAGGTCGACCGCCGCCGGCTTGGTGGCCTGCTGCAGTTGCTTCACTTGAGCCTTCAGGTCGTTCACTTCTGCCCGGAGCGCGGATTCCCGGGCCTCGAATTCCTGACGCTCGTCACGCATGCGGCCCTGGAGCACTGACAGGCGTTGCCGCCAGTAGGTCGGGTCGTCTGCGCGCGGGTCGGTCTTCAGCGCGGGATCGTGGAAGGGGCGAAGTTCGGTCTTCGGCTCGTCGTGGTTCGGGGTATCGGTGGGACTTGGCGGCGTCGGAGTCGCGTTCGGCGCTTCCCCTGGCTGGGGCGGCACCTCCGCTGCGATCGGCACTGCCGGGTCACCGTTGGGCTGAGCCTTCATCGCCTCGATGCGCGCCATGCGCTCGCGGATCTGACGGGGCAGCCGGGTGTCAGGGAGAGAGGCTGTTGCTGTCATAACGTGGGGTTCTCCGATCCAGGCATCAGGCCCATGCCGTGGGCGTCGGTCTGTGGGAGGGCCGGGGATCTCGCCTTGCCATGACGAGGGTTCACCCGGCTGACCAGCCAGCCCCTGCAACCACAGGGCGGGCGGGTCGTGCTCTGTCGAGCTTCTTCTCTGCTTCGGTCACCTGGGAGATCAGCTCGGCCAAGAGCTGGGCCTTCCCCTGCGTCCGCAGCAGGTCGTCGCCGATCGCGGTGCGCAAGCGCACGTCGGTTTCGGTCTGGTTGCGCTGAAGGATCTTCACCCACCGCTCGCCTTCCGGCAGGCACGCGAAGCGCCGTAGGACTTCTAGATCGGTGGAATCGAGCTTCATGGAGCCGGATTATGCGGCTGTCACGTTCAAATGACGATGTAGCCGAACACCAGGGTGTAGGTGCGGGCATTCGTTGATGTCGAGACGAAGGTAGCCCTGGCCCGGTCGTTGGTGGCGTTGGCGGTAATCCCAACGGCAGCAACCTCTGTAGCGGCAGTGACCAGCGAACCGACGCCAACGCATTGCGTCGTGGCGCCGAAATTCGAAGCCACCGGGATGCTCAGGTCGATGACCGTGTTTGCGCCTGAAGCTGTGGCCGTAACACTGATCTGCGCAAACACCAGCACCGCGTTGCCAATGCGGATCCACCCCGACACGTTGGCCGACGATGCCGACACGTTGGTGATGCCTGTCAGCGTCGGCGTATAGGTGTTGTAGATGTTGGCGCCGGTCAACAGCCCGGCCAGCGTTACCAGGCCGTTTGCCCGCGCGATCGACAGCACGGTCCCGATCAATGTCCCTGAGTCGTCGTAGTTCCAGATTTCGAAGTCTGAGCCGGCGTCGGCGCCAGTCTCGGACGTGTTGTTCTTGACGACCCCCCACCTGCGATTCGCTGAAACTGAACCAGCGCTGTACAGGAAGGTGCCGCAGGTCTGCGCGTCAGCCGTGGTGGCGATGCCCAGAACGGCTGACGCGTAGTTCACGAGCCACCTGGCGCTGCTCGTGCCGCCTACGGCCGTCAGGCTTGAGGCGAAGTCGGCAGTCTTGTCCTGGTTGATGGTCAGGGCCGCTGCTGGCGTTGCGCTGCCATCTGGCGTGACAAGAAACCTCAGGGCCCCTGGCATGTCGTTGGTGCCTGGTGTGCCGTTGACGAAGGCCTCGATTCGCGCTGCCTCGATGAAGGCCGTGCCGTCGCTCCCATTGAAAGACAGCTTGCCGAGGATGTTGGTGTTCGCCACTACTCCGTGGGTTCCCACTGCCGCGCCTGCGGAATAGGCAAGCACGAGGGCTGTCGGGATGGCCGTGGCCGACCACCTGGCCAGCGAAGCGGATGACGTATTGAGGGATGTCCCGTTGACCTGCAGAGGAGGCGTGACGGTAGTCCCGTCGACAACGAAGCTCCTCAGGGTGGCATTGTTGAACGCCCCCGATGAAGCGCTGAAAGACCCAGCCGCCTGCAGTGCCTGCCCGTTGGTGATCGTCAGGGCCAGCGTCCCAGACGTGTAGAAATTGAACCCGTCTACCGCATTGTCATAGTCGATTCGACCCTGCGTGGCCGAGCCGCTGTCACCGAATCGAACTGCGGCGATACCAGACGTTCCGGCGATGATGGCCAGGAAGTTGTTGTTGCCGACGGCGTTGTTTCGCTGCAGGGCCAGAGACGTACCGCCGCTCAGCGTTGGCAGGGTCCCGCTGCCGGTACCGTCGATCAGCACGCGGCAGTTGGCCGGGATGGCAGCCGTGTTGCCGATCACCATCGTCGTCGGCGCATTGACGTGCGCGGCGAACGCGGCGCTCTGGTCGGCGTTGAGGGTGAGCGCCGTTGTCGCCGATCCGCCGGCCGCTGCAGTCGTCGAGAACACCAGGCGGCCGGAGACGCTGCCTGTGCCGATGGTGGCATCCGCAAAGGCCTCGATGCGCGCACCCTCAAAGAACGCCACGCCGTCGCTGCCGTTGAAGCCAATCCGGCCCAGGATGTCGTTTGACGCCACGGCAGTGTGCGTGCCGACAGCGGCGCCGCGGGACTTCGAGAACAGCAGCGCCGGAGATCCAGTGTTGGCCGACCACCGGTTAAGGCCTGTGGCGCTTCCGGTTGCCTCGTTGGTCACACCGGCGCCGTTCATCTGCCACTGGGGTGTGAACGCCGAAGCGCCGCTCTTTGTGGCCTGAAGGGCCCCTGTATTGACCAGCGTGGCGAGCGTCGATAGGCCGGTAACGGTCAGCGCCGAGAAGGTGGGCGAGTCGCTGGAGCCGACGCCCAGCGTGGCACGCGCCGTGGCGGCGTCAACGTCGTCG